ATTGCTTGTAAGCTACAAAGAATGCCTCCCTTGTAATATTCAAGTGCGTCAGCTATTGCCTTTGCTCTTGGTACTAAAGCCATTCGCTCTCTCCCTCGATTATCGCCTCTCTTTTCGCTACATCCTTTGGCACTAGCACATAATCGCCTGTGTCAATGGTTGCTATGAGACTTTCAACATCGGTCTTGGTGCTTACGCAGTCTTTGGGCAAGTCCTTTATTACCTTTGTCAAAGTGAAACACATTTCATCTGCGAAATATGTTGGTTGTTTTCTCGTTGGTTCTGCCATAATGAATACCTCCTTTACGCAGATTGGTTATTATTTGGTGTCGCCCTTGGGCTAATCTAGACGAAACCATTAGCTACAAAAAAAACCCCCAACTGCACGAAGCAGTTGAGGGCTTGTGTGTGTGAGAACTAGCCAAGTAGTGCTAGAAGTCTCTCCTTGTCTTTCGCCTTAAGGTTCGACTTCGCAATTACCCTCCTCGCACTCGTCATTGGGACATCCACGAAAGGCGTGAATGTGTGCACGGGTGCAGTTGGAGTGTGGGTTCCACCTAGAACAGCTAAAGCTGACTGCGCTTGTGCAAGGTTCTTGCCAATCTTCGCAACCCTTCCATCTCTGAAGTCTTGCGATAGCTCCTTACCTGCTCGTGAGTGCGTACGACCCTTGGCTTTAGCCAAACGTCTTTCGAACTCCTCCACGCAAGGTTTAACCTCTGCAACCGTTTTCGCCTGTGCGATATGGTCGTTGATTTCCTGCGCTGTCGCCTGTGTAGGCGATTTTCCATTACTCATTTTATATTTAGACATAGTTGTCGCTCCTATTCCGAGACTGCGTGTTAATTGGGTGTCTCATCGTGTCTCGGTTGCCGACTTGACACCATTGATATCCCTCCTCCTCCCTTTAGGGAGGATAGGACGACCAACTCTGCAAAGCCTTGGTATGATTGCCCTATGCTCCACAAGGAGGGTTATGTGTCGGCTTGTGAGGAGGTTTTGAAAACAACACGTGCAGATGCGTAAGATATCTCCCTAGTAGGGACATAAAACGGCAGGTTTCGTAGGGTAAAGCAGAGCTTTGTGTCAGAAATCGGTCTCATAGCGAAGCTATGGGGGGGACGAGGGTCGACCCGCCGCCCGTATTTTTATTTTCACTTTTGGGTGCTTATATATTTCGCACCAAATTTTGAAAACTATGGTAAGGTTAATTATGGCAACGTATAGAAAAAATCCAAATCCACTTAAATCAACAGGCAGTTTACCTCCTGTATCACCACTAGAAATAGATAGAGTACGTAGAAGTGTACTAGATGTAGTAAGGAAGAATATTCCTAAAGTTAGGTCGGTATTAAACGGTGATAGTAACTGGACTAACCAACAAGTCCGTCTATTTAGTACAATGTTAAACAAAGTAATGCCTGACTTACACCATTCTTTCAATCAACACTCTCACGAACATAAGAAAGTAACTGAATTATCCATAGATGAACTACAGCTAATAGCATCAAAGGCAGACGAACTAGACAAAGATGTGATAGAACAAGACAATAAAGACGAGAAAATCAATGGCAATACGACACAGGAAGGGATTAATAACCCAGAACCGAAAGAAGTATCAGGGGGACAGGGAAATTAAGCCTACACTATACGTTAAACAGAATGGAAAGAAATTAATGGTTGGTTCTGTTGACGGAGAATTAATATATGATATCAATGGGGAGGCTATTCCTTATAAGAGTTTGCCTTTTCATATGAACAGGGGTGGAAGCGAGAGTGGAAACCCCGATAAGGAATAAAGTATGGCAGTATCCCAAGCCCAAGCAGCTAAACATCTTTTAAAACTAAAGTTAGCACAAGGTAGTTTTGTAGATTTTGTTAAGTTGTGTAATCCAGAAATGACATTCGCTCCATTTCAAATAGAGTTAATGGAAACATTAGATAAGTTAGCCAAGGGTACACTAGGTAAACATAAACTTCTTATTACTATGCCACCTAGACACGCAAAGTCTTTTATTGCGACAGTTCATTTTCCTGTATTCTATTTAGCAAGTAACCCAACTAGAAATGTTTTATCAACTTCGTATAACCAAGACTTAGCAAAAACATTTGGTAGACAAGTTAGAGACTTAGCTCGTGAACAACTTGTTGACCAAGCATTCCCAGATTTTAAAATGTCTGATGAGAGTAGAGCAGTAGATGACTGGCGTACTTCAGAGGGTGGAACTTATTATGCCACAGGTATTGGAGGTTCTACTACTGGTCGTGCCGCTACATTACTTATTCTTGATGACCCAATCAAAGCACGAGAAGAAGCTGAGAGTGCAACTCAAAGAAATAAAACTTGGTCGTATTACATATCAGCATTAACAACTCGTAAGCAACCAGAAGTAGATGGAAACAAACCTATAGAGATAGTTATTCTAACTCGTTGGCATCCAGACGATGTAGCAGGTAGGTTAATGGAGACAGAAGATTGGAAGGAAAGTGCTTGGGAACATATAAACTTTCCTGCAATAAAATTAATTAACAAGGGCAAGAAGGAAAGTGTAACGGAATTACCAACAGATGACCCAAGATATGTTCCAGCAGGTAAGTTAAGCACAGTATCTCCAGGTAAAAGAACTTATTCAATAGAAGAAGAAGAGCCATTGTGGGGAGAAAGATTTCCATTAGAGGAATTATATAAACGTAAAAGATTAGACCCAAGAGAATTTGCTTCTTTGTATCAACAAACACCTTACATCGCAGGAGGTAACTTAATAAAATCAGGTTGGTGGAGACACTATGATAAAAAAGATATAGAATTTCAAACAATATTAATATCTGCTGATACTGCATTTAAGAAAACAGAACAGGCTGACTTCTCTGTAATGATGGTATTAGGTTTAGATGATGGTGGAGATATGTATATTATAGATATTGTTAGAGAGAAATATGATTTCCCAGAATTAAAAAGAGCCTGTATCAATCTAAATGCCAAATATAGAGGTAAAGGTTTAAGAGGTATATACATAGAAGATAAAGCTAGTGGTCAATCATTAGTTCAAGAATTAAAACACTCTTCGGGTATGGCTGTAATACCATACAGAGTAAATGGCGACAAGGTAATTAGATTAAATGCTGTGTCTCCATTGATAGAGGGTGGACGAGTACACCTACCAAAAGAAGCTCCGTGGTTAGATGACTTTATGGATGAGGCTCAATCGTTTCCAAATGGAAAACACGATGACCAAATAGATGCCTTATCTATGGGACTAGACGCTTTGTCTAGAATGGCTGGTATCAATTCCGATATGATGAATGTACCAATCCAAATGTCGGCATCATTAAATAATAATTTCAAACAATGGGATAATACTTTTGATGATGATAAGAAGTGGCTCGACAAAGCCAGAAAGAACTCTGACAACAAATGGAGTAATTGGGGAGAGTTGTAGGACGACTTTCCGTAACACAAAGGGTACAACAAATTATGAACTACAAAAATCAGACAGCAGACAAAAACGATATTATTTGCGACTTATCTCAGCATATGAACAAGTTGACTGAGTATCAATGCATCTCAGACGACTTAACAGACGAGCAAGAAAGTAAATTAATAGATTACATTCGTGCTGCGTCCAAAATGAGTTTTGAAAGGATATCCAGACGATACGACCATTGGAAAGATGCAGATAGAGCACACGATGTTTGGGTACCAGCAGATAGTACAAAGTTCAGAGAGAAAGCAGTTGTAGCTGATACACGAGCTATAGCTGATACAGTTTTAACATATATGATGGCTGCTCTAGCAGGAAGAAATCCTATGTTCCAATTAGAAGGAATGAATAGGAAGTCTAGAAAAGCATCATTGATTTTAGAAAGATTACTTCATCAACATATGAGACGAACAGCAGGAGAGGCACGACTTGCCCAAATGTTGTTAGACAGTATTAGATATGGTTTCGCTCCTACAAAAGTTGTTTGGGATGCAAAGAATAATACAAACCATATAATTAACTTTGACCCACGGAAAGTTTTTCCTGACCCAAGAGTTAATTGGGGGGATTGGGAACGTATGCAGTTCATCGTTTTTAGTGATTACGTTTCCACGAATGCCTTAATGGCTTCGCAGATGTATCCCAAACTAAACAAATACCCAGGACTGCGTAAAAAGCAGGGTAGGAAAACTGCTTGGGATGCACATAAACATTGGAGAGAAGAAGGTAGAGGATTATCAATTAATCCTGAAGAGCCTTCAGGTAGTGAAAATGGACATCACTTTACATTAGACAACGCAAGAGTTGTTGATGAGATGTGGGTTCGTTTACAAGGTTATGAAATAGGAATTCCAAGTATAGAACAGATTTGGATGGTGCTGACAGTTATTGATGAAGAAGCAATCATTAGATGTCAACTAAATCCATACGGGCAACAATTCCCTGTAGTAGTGGGAGGATTGTTTCAAGACAGTCATAAAACTTTTAGCCAATCATTATATGACTTGTTACTTCCTCTTCACGAGGTTTCAACTTGGTTATTACGTTCTAGAATAGATAATGTTCAAGCCGCTCTTAACAATCTAATGTTCGTAGACCCAACTCAAGTATCTATCCCAGACTTGATTGATAGAAACCCTTGGGGAGTTGTCCGAACTATGCCAGGTGCTAAACCAGGTGACGGAGTATTTATAGCTCAAGTTCCAGATGTAACTAAAGGTCATTGGCAAGATATAGCCGCTATGTCTGATTTAAAACAAAGAGTGTCTGCAGCTTCGGATGCACAACAAGGTGTTCCAACAGCAGATGGAATTAGAACTGCAACAGAAATTGCTCGTCTGACACAACTAGGTTCACAGCGTTTAGGTGTGTTAGCTAGAATAATGTCGGCTACAACAGTACGACCAATGGCAAGAATGATGGTACAAAATTTACAAGATGCTGTAGCAATAGAAGGTTCATTAAAGGTAGACGTAGATAAAATGCCAGGTGAACTTGTTAAGCAAATTGAAGATGGATATTTGGACTTTGATGTTTCTGCTCTACAAGGTAATATAGACTACTTAGTTATTGACGGAACTCTTCCAGTAGAGCCATCTAGAAATGCTGAAACTTGGATGAATATGTTACAGGTTGTTTCGCAATCAGGACTACAAATGGAATACAAAGCTGGTAAGATTGTGGAAGAAGCAATTAGGGCTATGGGTGTTTCAGATATAGAGCAATTTAAAATAACTGAAGCAGAAAAAGAAATGGGACCAACACCGTCTCAACAAATGTCGATGATGGAAGCACAGAAAGGTGTATCCACAGACGTTATGTCCCAAGAGGCTTTAATGAAAGAAGCAGACAAAGGGAACATAGTTCCGATGTCGGAAAAGAGAAGAGGATAATATGGCAAATAAATCAAATGGCTTATCACCAAGCACAAAATTAACTCCTATTGATAAGGAGTATATCAAGGCTTTAATTGATGAGGCTATGGAGAGTTTATCTCAAGATGTCAAAAACGATTTAGATAGTACTAAGGTTGAATTAGACCCTAACAAAGCATCTTCAGGAAAATGTAAATGTGGTAAAAAGATGGACGACATACAGAGTGATTTAGATAAACTAAAAATACGATATGAAAAAGATGATAAATATACGATGACGAAAGCACGTATCATTGATTTCATAGAAAGAAACAGGATTGAATAATGACAGTAGTACCTACAAAACCAAAGTCGGAACAGCTAGAATTTAGGTCGGCTAAGACAGGCGTACATAGTCTTGATGACTATTTAGAAGCCTGTGAACTTGGTACAGGTTCTAATGTAAAAACCCTGCCTAATGTTTTAGGCACATTATTTGATGCGAGTACAGGGTCAGTTATCTCAACAGCAGTACAATTTAGGGTAAAACCTGCTGATGCTAATAACACATTACAGGCTAGATTTGGCACATATACAAATGCCACAGATGGCTGGGCTGACTTAAACCAAGGTATCTTCAGACAAAGAGGAGCTTGGGCAACCAATACATCATATGATAGATTAGACTTTGCAGAGGACGACAGTAAGTACTGGGTATGTCATACATCGCATACTAGCACGGGTTCACAAATCGACCAGAGCAAGTTTAATGTAGTGTTTGATGGAGCGCAAGTTTTAACAGAGATACAAACATTTAATCAAACTACTGCACCGAGACTGAAAGATTTAGAATTGGAAGTTTTGTTGGAGTTGGGCATAGTATAAAAAAAGGAGTGATATACAAATGGCGATGAACACATTAAAAGAAGTTGTAGAGGCGATAAAAACTCGTTCCAAAACGATAGCCAACACAACATCAGGAACGGTTGCAGGTTCAACTGCAAACGATATGGTCTATATTGCGAAAGCAGTAGAGGCAATAACAGGTGCAGATGCACTACTACAACTTTTCGATGAGGCAAACGAGCCTTCAAAAAGTTTAGATTATTCAACAGCAACAAATGGTGAATGGACATTAACAATAGATGACATTTCGAAACCAGTAATCAAGTTAACTCAGGCTTCCACTCCTAGCCAAAGTGAACTTAAGGTTATTGTTCCGAATAGAGCATTCACTACTGTAATAAGAAACACAACAACTAAAGATGTAAGGGTTCAATACGCAGGAGCACAAACTGCTGACACTTGTATTATTAAACCAGCTAAAACTGGTTGGGTAATGGGTGACTATGCAACTACAGGAACTGCACAAGTTACACACGTTGTAGACGTTGAAGCAATCACTTCTGCTTTAGTAACTGTTACAACGAACCAAGGTGATATGATTTACAACCAAGGTGTCCCAGTTGAAACTACGTTCGCTATCAAAGTAAAAATAAATACTATGGGTGGACAAAATTATTTTCAATTCAGACTACCGAATGAAAGCTCATATCAAAACCATATAAATTATAAAATCTTTAGAGGAAAAACTTACGACTTCGATGTCTCTGACAGTTCAATGACAGGGAAACTTCTT